CCCATTCGCCAGAGGCTGACAGGATTCGCCAGGCTTTGTAGCCCTTGGTTCCCACTTTCTTGAAATCAACTGCTCCAGACATAACGAGAGTCCTTTAGATGTTCTGATATGAATATGTCAACCATATCTTCGGTGTTGGTTATCATGAACATCAGAACATCGTGATTTATAGCACATCTTGATTTACGAGAGGATAACAGTACATCCCAGGATGTCAATCAGGATATCCATCATAGTCTATAAGACTTGGACCACGACGACCAATATATTTTCCCCAATCTTTGTCTAGGGCATCATAGGTATAATCAAACATCTGCTGGCGTGAAATTCCCTTGATGTTGAAAACGTGACGGGCACGAAACCTATTGTGGTCTTCCCAACCGGAGCCAAGGTCGTTACCCCAGCGATCAAACTTCCTGCAAAAGGTTTTGAACTCTTCCACAAAGCAAGTATATCTGAGACAGCGGATAGGACAACTCATTTTGAAGACTATGACTCGCTGACGATCTCTAGGAAGCAGATCATCGAAATTAGTATAGAGGACACGAGCGATATCGGTTGGTTCATAGAAATAATCTTCTACACCAATAAATCTATCACGAAGCTGTAGGGCAACCAGAGCTCGCCAAACGTCAAATGGATGCTGACGATTCATTCTGCGATTGGGATCAATCTTGCGGCCGATAGGTCTCATGTATCTTGATTAACACAGAGCCACATGGCGTCAACCTTTAACCGAACAAAAATCCGTATCCAATATTTTGCTCAACTTGATTACTGAGCTCCAAGAGTAGAGCATCCATTTCCTGTTGACCTTCAGCCTTTAACGCAGCACCATTCAAGGTAGTTCCGCCCTGTGGACCGATAAAGGTTCCAAATCTATCACGTGCTTCGCCCAACATGACTTTTGCCTGAGCCGTAGTAAATCGAACCAACCAAGGTCTAGCGTAAGTGTCTGTTAGAATAAGTTCATCAGGGCGATGAGCATAGACCCAAAGCATAACAGTCTCATTGGCAACAGGTTTACGTAGAATGTCCAAACGGTGTCGGGTTGGATGCCAGTTAAACATGATATGAAAACCAAACATTCTACCCACTAATTCTTGGAAACCTGTAAAAAGTTCATAGGTAACCAAGCTGGGAATACCTCCACCATTTCCACCAAAACCGCCGACACCAGCGGATCCAAGTAGAGTATGATTGGCCACCGCAGCCGCAAATGGTTCAAAGTCGGAACCAACGTTTGACATGGCGCCGCCGTATCCTCCTCGGAAAATTTGACGAACTTCCTGTATTTCATCCGGAAGGATATATTCAGATTGGTCTGGTTGAAGTTCGAGGAACGCATATCGTTCCTCGACGGAATTACTGGACCTTTGACGATAAGTTGCGAGAGCAAAGTCTAGAGCATCTTCATAATGCTCCGGAGTCAGTTCGATCTTAACCATACCGCCGCCAAGGCGACGAAACACCTCTTGAATCAAGATTTCGCGCTGAGTTTTCATAATAGATCCTCCACCTGGGCTCTACCTATTTAGTGGGTGACAGTGGATAAGTAATAGAGAACCGGAGGATCGATATGGCCAAGATGTCAATGTGGGATCGTCACAAAAATGACGATTACTACTTTATTGATGAACAAGTTAGGGAGCAATTCAACATTGGTGGTGTTGAAGTTCTCCTACACAAATATCTTGGAATCCATGATCAGGGAGAGCAGGGCGATGCTACCCAACCCAGCAAGGCCAAAAGCAAAAAGCAGGGTATACGTCAAATCCAAGATCTTTTCTTTCTGGAGAATAGAGATCGAGCCTACGATCCCAACGTTTATGAGATGAGAGCCTCTTATAACGTTCAAGACACTGAATTTGATATCAGACAATTTGGTTTATTCCTAGAGGCAGACACACTCTATCTGGAGTTTCATATAAATGATACCCTAGAAAAGATTGGACGCAAACTAATGTCTGGTGACGTTCTCGAGTTTCCACATATGAGAGACGACGCGCTCCTAGATGAAGACGCACCAGCTATCAACAAATATTACGTCGTCAACGATGTAAGTCGAGCAGCCGGAGGGTGGTCCCAAGTATGGAGACCGCACATCTTTAGAGTCAAATGTAAGCCTCTGACTGATAGCCAGGAATATAAAGATATCCTGGATAAGGCGGCCACAGATGCCAACGGCGATGATACTGGTTTCAACATTCGTGATCTAATAAGTGACTTCAGAGATCAAATTGAAATCAGTGATGCTATTGTGGAACAAGCAAACAATGACGTTTCTCTGAGAAATTTCGAGACCGCTCAATTCTACGTGGTCCCTGGAGATGAGATGGGTAAACAATACCCATGGATCTTTGCCGGTGACGGAAAACCCCCGAATGGGGCAGAATTAGCCGGAGCAGGTATGAGTTTTCCAGACGAACCCAGAGACGGTGATTGGTTTTTACACCTTGGGATGGAACCCAACGTTCTCTATCAATTTGTGGGTAATCAGGAAGTAGATCAATTTGGTCAACCAATTGGAGCAGGCGGAGGTTCTTGGCATCGTAGAGAAGTAGACTTGAGGAAAAAATGGCAAGCTGCTCACCGAATTCTTCAAAGCTTCATTAACAATGATCGCACCGGTAATATTGGCGGAGACCAGGTCAAAGAAAAAGTGGCTCTGTCAAAGGCAGTAAAGCCCCGTGCGGATTTTTAAGGAGAGTGAAATGAAAACAGGTTCAAAAGGAATTGAATTAATCAAAGCATTTGAAGGGTTTAAGGCAGAAGCATATCTATGCCCAGCCAATGTTTGGACGATCGGATATGGAACAACCTCTGGTGTAAGAAGAGGTCAGATTGTTACGATCAAAGAAGCTGAAGAACTACTTCAAAAGGATCTGGAAAAGTTTGAAAGATCTGTCAACAGTTTGGTAAAAGTAAAACTCACACAGGATCAATTCGATGCTCTTGTTTCTTTTGTCTACAACGTGGGTTCTGGTAATTTCAGAGGTTCAACCCTTTTAAGCCTACTAAACCAGGGAGACTACGCATCTGTACCATTTCAGATGGCACGATGGAACCGAGCAAACGGACGAGTTCTCGCTGGTCTGACTCGTCGTAGAAAAGCTGAAGGCGATCTATTTAGAACTGGTAGATTCACCGCTTAAGGAGTCGTCATGTCGCTAGACTATTGGTATGATGGGCAGTTACGTCGTTATTGGCTTCAATTCTGCCGCATCTTTGAAGGGTTTCAGTATGAAAGTGGGGTAGGTGCTAATGGCACCAAGACCCTTCGTACCTTTCCGGTGAGTCTGGGCGGTAAGAATAGGCAAGTGGGTCATATTCTAAGAAATGGTAGCGAAAACACGATGTTATCCACTCCCAGGATAACTTGTGAAATGACAGAAATCGTGCCTTCCAGCGAGAGACGTCAAACTCCAAATCATGTTTCAACTGTCAACATCTTTGAAAGAGCAATTGATCCAAATACTAATCTTTACACCAATGAACTGGGAAAGACATACACCGTAGAACGATTTATGGCGATCCCATACGATATTACGATGCGGGTCAACGTTTGGACTTCTAACGAGCAACAAAAACACCAGTTCATGGAACAAGTATTGGTCCTATTCAATCCTAGCATCGATATTCAGACTGGTGATAATCCAATCGACTGGACCAGTCTGACTATTGTTGAGTTGGATTCCATAACCTGGACGAATCGAGAATTGCCCATAGGCACAGAAGACGATATCGAAATTGCTACATTGACATTCAAAATGCCCATTTGGCTAACTCCGCCTGCTAAGATCAAGAGACAAAACATTATTCATCAGATTATAACCAACATTGGCGAAATGAATAAAAGCTATGTTGGTGAGCAAGCCGGTGGGTATAATTTTTCTCCAAACGATCTTCACACTAGAGTCATTGTAACTCCTGGTAACCATCAGGCAAGAGCCGAGGTTCTCTTGGATTCTGCCGGTAGACCATATTGTGAAATCACTCTCTTGAGTGAAGAGGGGCTTGTCACAAAGCCAAACGGGGAGGATGTATGGGAATGGAGAGAACTGCTCACTAGATATGGACAATATCGAAAAGGCGTCAGTCAGTTTCGTCTCAAAACTACCGATGATCTCGATGATGAAGATTCTGATATCATTGGTATCTTTGACTTCCACCCAACCGAAGCCAATAAGATTCTCTGGACACCAGATCCTGAGACCTTACCAGTTAATACCCTACAGACCATAAATGGTATGATAAGTCCAAACGCAGGTCATGCGCCCGGTCGCGGATTACCAGACGCAGAAGAAGGCCAGCGATATCTACTAGCCGATGACTTAGATGCTGTCCCAGAATGGACAAATCTAAAGGCTTCTGCCAATGATATTATAGAATTTGATGGGACAGAATGGAAGGTTTCTTTTGACGCATCAGTTAATACTGATGTCAAAGTAGTTCTAAACGGTAGATCAGGAAAGCAACTTCGCTGGACGGGGGAAATTTGGGTTGATGCTATATCAGCCGACTATAATCCCGGATACTGGAGAATCTTTCTGTGACGGCATAGAAGCCCGTGCGGCACATTGTGAACACCTAGCCGGACGTAACCAGTAGACTGGTCAAATATCCGGTGTAACGTTCTTGCGGGCTTCTATCTGTTCTATAAACCATTGAGTTGAATGTTCTGCAGAACAGAAATCCACTCTAACTTCTGTGTAATCACATATGGCGGGATTTGCCCAATAGATTCCGCGTCCATATTCATCTTTTAAATAGCCGGCATCAGATAAAAGCTTACCACAAATCTGACACTTGGTAATCCGAGAATTCACCAAATCAAACATATTGACTCCATTCATGCGACTCCGTTACTGGTGAACTGAGGAAAGGTCAAGACAATGCGCGAAACAACTAAAATCAATCTCATCATAAGATATCTGGACGATGACGGTGAATATGTCTATCTAGAGAGTTTCAATATCAACGATCGTCGTAACATAGTGGTTTATGAGTGCTATAGCCTTGAAGATGCTAAGAATCTAGAAGGTCTGGCTGAAGAGCAAATTTTAGCTGTATTCGAAGCATTTCAGAAAGAACACAAACACAAAAATTGTGAGTTTGTTACTATCACGACTACTGAAAAAGTTGATGAATTTCTTGAAGATGATGACCGACTCAAGGAGATACGAAAGATGTCTGGCATTGCCAAACTTACTGAAAGTGAGATCAAAGCCTTGGATCTGGTTAATACTGCCGTTTATATCAAAACCAAATATCACAACGCATAGTCCACATTGAAACCATAATGCTTGACTCCTGAGCACAATCTGTTAGATCATCTGCAAAAGGAAAATCTATGACGATCCGCACCGTTTATAAAGTAAAAGATTTGAACACTGGCCTTTATATGGGCAAAGGCGGACATTGGGATAAAAAAGGCAAAACCTGGGAATCTATTGGGCAGCTTAAACTCACTTTGGGCAACGCCGGATGGTGGTCCAAAAGCAATCCCAAATTGAATAATTCTGATCTCCCAGATCCTGACGTAAAGATCATAGAGATCAAGATTATAGAGTCTGAAGATAACATGACCAATCTTCATGAGTTGGTCAGCCGCCAAAGACGATATATCGCGCTTGAGGAAAAGTTTGGCACATCGTTCAGGGATCTGGTCGAACGGATTGAAGCCCAAGGTCAAGAAAACCAGTTTCAGTGGGTTATGATCGTCCAGTCAAGCTATGACTATAATAACAAAGTCCACAAAGGTGATATTGTGGAAATGCTTGACTTGATCAAGAGCATGAAGCTCAAACATA